CGATTGGGACGCTCTGAACATTGCGGCAAGCGACACTATCACCGCTGCTGAATACCAGTGGAAGCAGATTGCTATCAACGTTGTGGCCTCTGGTCGTGAATTGCGTATCAACTCCGGGCCTAGCAAGTTGATCGACCTTGCGTCTGCTCGTATCAAGAACGCGATGCGTACCTTCAACAACAACTTCAGCACTGACCTGTATTCTGACGGAACGCTGTCAAATCAGATCAATGGTCTACAAGCAATCATTGCAGGAACCAATACAAACACCGTCGGCGGTATTGACGCTAATACCTGGACGTTCTGGAGAAACACTGTTCAGAGCGCAGCTTCTCCCCTGCAAGGCGGCGGCGCTGTAACTCCGAGCGCAACCACTATCGAAGGCAGCTTGATGCTTCCGTTGTGGCTTGAGTTGGATCGCGGCCCTGACGATCAGCCTGACCTGATTGTTATGGACAGCATCTATTACCAGTACTACGAAAACAGCCAAGTTTCCTTGAAGCGTTATGCATCTTCACAAGCTGCTGACGGTGGTTTTGTAACACTGAAGTACAAGGGCGCGGACGTGCTCTTTGATTCAGCTATTAACGCAAGCACAGCTTACTTCATTAACACCGAGTACCTGAAACTGGTTGCTCACAAAGACGCTGACCTTGAAGTGATGGAAGAAACCCGCCCTGTTAACCAAGATGGCGTGGTCACTCCCTTGCTGTGGATGGGCAACATCATTTGCTCTAACCGCGCTCAACAAGGCGTGATGAAGGCATAAGGAGAAAACTATGACTATTGTAGCAGGTGTAAATCTCACAGCCGTCAGGACTAGCACGGAAGGCCCCCAGTTTACTTTGGGGACTAAGTACGAATCTAGCGGCGGCAAGCAATACAAGTACGTTCAGTTCGACAACGGCGCGGGTAACGTGGCCTCTGTTGCTGGAAACTTCGCTTACTACCTAGCTGTATCGGGCGCGTCTGCTGGTCAGATTGATATCGTGACCATGGACTTGTCTGACTCGGCTGGGGTGGGCGCGGGTGTATTCCAGGCTGTCATTGCGGATCAGGGCTACGGCTGGATTCAGACCAAAGGCCCGGCCACTCTGACCACGGCTTTGACCGCTGGCGCAGATGGTAACGCCCTTACCCCCGTTGGCTCTACTGACGGCACGGTGGATGTTTCGGCTCTGGTTACGGATCACATTTGCGCGATTGCTATTGACGCTTCCGCGAAGATCGTAATGCTGACCTGCCCGGACTAAGTAACCCCCTCCCCTTCGGGGGAGGTTTTCCAGTGAGTTCTTACAGAGCTTACCGCAAAGCCTAACAGGAGACAGAATGAGTGTAGTTGGAATGGTTGATACGACTGAGCGCCCCCCTTTGGTTCGTTTTGAACGTCGCGGGATAGAAGATCGCAATGCAAGCCTTGAGCAAGGCCGGTACATGGAAAAGGATGTAGACGTTGCATTGATTACGCCGCCTGGATCGCGTGACGTAATGGTTCACAACGTAGACGAATGGTTCAAGGGACTGCATAGAAGCGTAAGAGAGTCCCGTATGCCGCAAGCGTGGCTAGAGCGATATAAAGAGAGCTACGAACACTGGAAGCGCGGTGAAGAAATTCCCGTAAACGGCACTCCAATTAAGGGATGGGGCGTTATCAGTCCTGCTCAGGCAAAGAACCTCATTGGCCTCAATATCCTCACGGTAGAGGATTTAGCCAAACTCAACGATGAAGGTATCCGGCGTATCGGCATGGGCGGCGTAGACCTGAAACACAAGGCTACCGCATGGCTCAGGCAGCTTGAGGACAAGGGAATGCTTACTCAGGAACACGCTGCGTTGAAGGCTGAGAATCAAGCCCTGAAAAGTCAAGTTGAAGCCCTTGCAAAGCAGATGGAAACATTCATCCATTCCGCGAACAGTCAAGCGCAGGCTCCTGTTATATCTAGCGTAATTGATGAAGATGACTCTCTGCGCAACCAGTACATAGCGAAGTTCGGCAAAGCCCCGCATCACGCAATGAAGCGGGAAACCATTATTAAAGCACTTGCGGAGTAATAGATGACAGTCCTAACGATAGCGCAGCGGTTCTGTCTTAGGACTGGACTCCCCCAACCCTCTACGGTACTCGGAAGCAGTGACGCGCAAGTATTGCAGATAGCGGCCCTAATCGAAGAGGAGGGCAATGACCTTGCTTCTCGTGGCGCATGGGAAGGATTGACGCTTGAGGCTGCGCACACAACCACGGCGGCAGAGGATCAAGGCTCCATCACGTCCATAGCCACTAATGGTTACAGGTACATCAAGGACGGAACGTTCTTCAATAGAACGAACGGACTGAGGATAGAAGGCCCGTTAGACGCTGAGTCATGGCAGGCCACAAAAGCCCTGTCCAGTACAGGCCCCAAGTACTTCTATCGCTTGCGCGGCGGCAAGCTGTTAGTCACCCCTACCCCATCCGCTGGCGAGTCATGGGCATTCGAGTACATCTCCAAAAACTGGATTTTAGCGGCTGACGGAACGACATACAAAAACTACTTCACTCTGGATACGGATACTGTCCTGCTCCCCGAAGAGTTGTTTCTAATGGGCTTGCGCTGGCGTTGGCTGAGAGAAAAGGGGCTGGACTACGCTGAGCTATTCCGCACCTATGAGATGCAGGTAAAGGACGCTTTGGGGCGCGACGGCGGCAAGAGAGTATTAAGCATGGACGGCAACAGGCGTGAAGTCGGGCCTAATGTGTTTATCCCCTCTGGTAGTTGGGCGCTATGAGAGTTCCGTTAAGAGGTAAAGGTGCGGCTCCCCGCTCACAAGTCTCTTCTGTCAAGTCTATCCCTGCTCCCGTAGGGGGCTGGAACACAAGGGACGCTCTTGCGGAAATGAAGCCTATAGACGCGGTGGCCCTGGTTAACTGGTTCCCGCAAACCTCGTACTGCGAGATACGCGGCGGGTACGCAAGCCACGCAACAGGAATGACTGGTAACGGCAAGACTCTTGCAGTCTATAACGCGCTCTCAGGCACCAATAAGATGTTCTGTGCTACTGCTTCGGGAGTGTATGACGTATCAAGTGCGGGAGCTGTAGGGGCTTCTGTAGCCACTCCTGCGGACGGGAAATACCAGTGGTCAATGTTCGGGGACGGGACAAGCAACTGGCTCATCATGGTAAACGGGGTAGACAAGCCCCTGTATTACGATGGGACTACATGGACGGCTGTCGATGGGGTGACGACCCCGGCCCTGACCGGCTTAACGACAACAAAGATAATTGGCCTGAATGTTTACAAGGGGCGCTTGTTTTTCATAGAGAAAGACAGCCTTTCATTCTGGTATCTGACAGCAGGCGCGGCAGGCGGGGCGTTAACTGAGATTGATCTATCTGCTGAGTGCAAGCGCGGCGGGTATCTAGTAGGCATGGCAAACTGGACGCGGGACGCAGGGGATGGGCAAGACGATGTTGCTGTATTCGTCACGTCAGAGGGTGAGGCTATTGTCTATCAGGGCAATAATCCAGCGAGTGCTACGTCATGGGCAAAGGTTGGGGCGTACTTCGTGGGCAGGCCGCTAGGCAGGCGGTGTATGACTCAGTACGGCGGGGATTTAATTATCCTGACTGAGAACGGAACATTCCCTATGTCTGCTGCAATGCAGTCCGCGTCAATTGATTACAAGATGGCGCTGTCCTTCAAGATAGAGCCAACATTCACCAGCTCAGCCCGGAACTACGGTTCTAATTTCGGCTGGAAGTCAATTGTCTACCCCGCCCAAAGCGCGTTAATCGTGAATGTTCCTGTTGCTGAAGATGGGACGCATGAGCAGTACGCCATGAATACCATCACTAAGGCGTGGTGTAGGTTCACAGCATGGAACGCAGAGGATTTCGCGCTATTCAACGGGGAGTTGTACTACGCGTCTGGAACTGCTGTGTATAAGGCGTGGACGGGCCAGATAGACGGCTCAAACGATATCGTTGCTTACGGCAAGACTGCGTTTAGTTACTTCGATAGCCAGTCACAGCAAAAGCGGTTCAGCCTGTTTAGGCCAGTCCTTGCGGTTAACGGAAACATCAGCTTCCTCACGGATATAGACGTTGACTTCAAGGATGACGCGATAACGGGAGCAGCAACCTACACAGTCTCCAATGGCGCGGTATGGGATACATCCTTGTGGGATTCATCCTATTGGGCAGGAGGCCTGGATGTAGTGAAAAACTGGACAAGCCCTAGCGAATGGTCAGGCTATAGCGCAGCGGGGAAGATTCAAATATCCACAAACTATTTAACCGTTCAATGGCTTAGCTGTGATTACGTCTTTGAGCGCGGCGGGGTGTTATAGATGGAGTTAGCGGTAG